CCAGATCCTCGACGACTTGCCGATGCTCCAGTCCTACATCGATGGCCGCCTGACCTATGGTCTGGCGCTGGTCGAGGAAAACCAGCTGCTGAACGGCGGCGGCACGGGCACGGACCTCAACGGTATCTACACGCAGGCAACCGCGTTCACCCCGCCGATCACCATTCCGGCGCCGGTGACCAAGATCGTGTCCTGCGTCTGGCCATGCTTCAGACCGCGCTCTCCGAACTCATGTCTACAGGCCTCGTGCTACACCCGGCTGACTGGGCCAGCATCGAACTGCTCAAGGACACCACCGGGCAGTTCATCATCGGCAACCCGCAGGGCAACCTGTCGCCGACGCTCTGGGGCCAGCCGGTCGTCTCCACCCAGTCGATGGCCACGGGCAAGTTCCTGACCGGCGCGTTCCAGCTGGGCGCGCAGATCTTCGATCGAATGGACGCCGTGGTCGAGATCTCGACCGAGGACGACCAGAACTTCCGCAAGAACCTCGTGACGGTGCTGGCCGAAGAGCGTCTCGCGCTCGCGGTCTACCGCCCCGAGGCCTTCGTGAAGGGTGACTTCTCGGCTGCGGCGACCGCTGCGACCAAGGTCTGATCTGACGGGGCCGGCCTGAGGGCGGGCCCCATTTCCTTTGGAGGGACGCCATGATCGTCAAAGCGCTGGACACTGTCCATGTGAGCTCGGTGAGCTCGAACAATATCGCAACCGGCCAGACCTTCGAGGTCGATGACCAGGCCGGTCGCAGCCTGATTGAGCGCGGCCTCGCCATAGAGGTCGACGCCCTGGAAGTACCCGCCGCTGTGGAGCCCACTGTTGCCGATGAGGCGGTCGTGACCCGCAAGTCTGGTTCTGCCCATCGCACCAAGGCCGAATAATGTCCGAGATCGTCACGGTCGAACCACCGCAGGATCGCGCCGTGACGCTCGAGGAAGCACGCCAGCAGCTCCGTCTCGACGGACATGACGAGGATCTGTTGCTTGGCGCCAAGCTCGATGCGGCGCAGGCTGAACTTGAGCAGCAGACAGGCATCAAGCTTTGCGAACAGACCCTCGAACTGCAGCTGGAAAGCTGGAGCCAGGAGATCACCGTGCCGGTCAGGCCCTGCGTGGTTGCTGAGATCCACTACACGGCAGCCAATGGTGCCACTGTCACCCTGCAGGAAAGCAACTATGTCGCCCGCATGCGGCATGGGTTCACCCGCATCCGCCCCGCATGGGGAAGGTCATGGCCCGAACTTGGGCCTGATGGCCTGATCCGGGTGACGCTGTCTGCAGGGTTCGCCGAGAATGACCCCGATCTGGCGATCGCGCGGGCGGCCATTCTGGTCAAAACCGCCTCCCTGTTCGAAAACCGCGAAGGTGCGCCCTGCCTCGCATTCGATACGCTGGTGGCCCAGCTGCAATCGCGATGGATCTAGCATCAAAGCTCGACACCCGGATCCGGATCGAGCGCAAGACTATCATACGTGATCCCCAATACGGGACCGAAGTGGTCAATTGGGCCGAATTCGGCTGCGTCTGGGCGGAGGTGAAGGACATCCTGCCCTCGCGCGCCGAGCGCATGGCAGAACAGATCCAGATTGCGCGCCGGCCGGCCCGGATCCGCATTCGTTACCTCGCCGGCATCACACCCGACATGCGGGTGATCATCGATAATCGCATCCACCAGATCATTGCCGGCCCCTCGATGCTCGGGCGGCGCGAAGCCGTCGAGCTGATGGTCGAAGAACACTCGAGTGAAGGAGCCACGCCATGACCTTCAGGCTCAAAGGCGGCCCTGAACTGCTGCAATTGCTCGATCAGCTGCCCAAGAACCTCGAGCGCAACGTCATTCGTGGCGGTCTGCGTGCAGGCGCCAAGGTGATCCAACAGCAGGCCAAGGCCAATGTTCCGGTGAAAACCGGACAGCTGAAGCGGGCAATTGGGATCGGCACACGGACCGATGGCGCTAAGCTCAGTTCTTACGTCAAACTGCGCGGCAAAGGCTCCTATCTCGGGCTCTTTATCGAATATGGCGTAGCACCCCACCTGATCTCGGTGTCGGACGCTGACACGCCGGTCCGTCAGACCCGGCACGGCCCGCGCAAGGTCAGCATCGGCACGATGAACAAGATGCTGAACAGCGGCAGCCTCAAGATTGGCGAGAACTTTGTCGGTCCCGTGGTCATGCATCCGGGGCACGCTGCCAAACCCTTCCTGCGCCCCGCTTTGGAGCAGAAAGCTGAAGAAGCCGTCACGGCCATGGGCGCCTACATCTCGCACCGGGTGCAGATCGGCGATCTCAAGGCGCCCGCGCTCGAGGTCGACGACGAATGAACGGCGTGATTGCGGTGCGCACCCTCCTGGTGGGTGACTTGCGCGTCACGGCGCTTGTGCCGCCCGAGAGAATTGCCGCAGGCACCCTTCCGCAGGGCACTGTGCTCCCCGCCATCGCTCTGATGAGCATCGGCAGCGTCGACCGGAATGTGCCTTCGCCGGGGCCGAAACGCCGCGTGTCCGAAAGGGTGCAGGTGACCGTGCTGGCGCGGGCCTATCCGGAGGCCAAAGCCATTCTTGCCGCCATCCGCGCGGCCGCTGCGGATCGCATGCCCCAAATCGACGGGGTCAGCGATGTCACCGTTCACACAGATTCCGCCGGTCCTGATGTCCTCGACGAGGAGACCGGCATCCACATGCAGACGCAGGACTTCCGCGTCTCATTCAACGAGGCGCGTTGAAGCCTCACCTTCATAAGGACCTAATGCCATGACCGTTCGGACTTCCGCCGGCACCACCTTGAAGGTGTCGGCTTCTACCCCTGCGACTTTTGACGCCACCGGCTACAACGCGCTCACCATGACTGTGGTCGGCGAAGTATCCGACCTTGGCGAGTTCGGCCGCGAGTTCAATCTCGTTACCTTCAATCCCGTCGGTAGCCGCGGCGTGGTCAAGAAGAAGGGTAGCTTCAATCAGGGCACGATGACCATTCAACTCGGCCTCGATACCGACGATGCCGGACAGATCCTGCTGAAGTCGGCCTCGCTCTCGGACAGCGACCACAGCTTCCTTGTAACCACCCAGAACGGCGACAAGTACTTCTTCCAGGCGCAGGTCATGAGCTTCAAGGTCAATGTCGGTTCGGTCGACCAGATCACCACCGCCTCTGTGACCCTCGAACTCACCACCAACTCCGCCGGTGTGGGCATTGTCGAAGTTCTGGCGCCCTGATCCCTGACACCCTGACGGAGACATTCCATGTTTGACATCACCAAGCTTGCCGCCACCGAGACCTCGATCGTTGAGCTCGTCGGCGGCGATGACGCCCCGCTCTATGACGACAAGGGCAAGCGGCTGACGATCACGGTCTACGGCCCGGGCACGAAGGTCTACCAGCGGGCCCAGCAGCGCCAGCAGAACCAGCTGATGGACAAGATCAAGAAGCGCGGGAAAATGGACCAGACCGCGGAGGAAAAGCTTGCTGAACAGGCTGATTTCCTCGCCGCCTGCACGGTCAGCTTCAACGGTTTTGCCTATCCGCCCGCCGACGGCCTCGAAGGCCAGGAGCTCTTCCGCAAGGCCTATGCTGACCCCTCGATTGGGTTCATTGCTGCCCAGGTTGCCGCCCACATCAATGACTGGGCAAATTTTACGAAGAGCTCGGCAGAGAGCTGAGCCTCTACGTCCGGCAATTGGCGTGGCTCGGCACTGCGCCCAAGCCCCGCAGCAGCAGTAAAGGCAGCACAGAACCCGATCCCGGACCACTGACCCGCATGCAGCGCATGGCAGTGGACGACCTCACACCCGATATGCCACCGATCCGCACGCCCTGGATCATCGACCACCTGATGGATCTTGGGCCGAGCGAAGCCGGAGCCATGGGGCCGGTGCCCATCTCATGGGCATCGATCGATCACTGGCAGCACTGCTCCGGAATAGATCTCCCGCCCTGGACAACGCGGCTCCTGCGCCGTCTTTCGGTCGACTTTGTCGCCGAGACGGTTCGGGCCCGCGAACCCGATTGTCCGCCGCCCTGGACGGCAGCGTCCAGTCTCAACCGCGATGAAGTCTCCCGGAAAGTCACCAACGCCTTCCGGGCGCTCATGATCTCGAAGGAGCCAAACCCATGAAGGCCGGCACCCTCGAGATTGAGCTCATCACCAATGTCGCCCGTCTCCAGAAGGAGATGGCTGACATGAAGCGGTCGGTGGCAGGCGCTATGGGCGACATCGCGGAGTCCGCCACGCGTGCGGACAAGGCGCTGGGCTCGGCAGGCGGCGGCGGGATCACCCGCATGGGCGGTTCCGCCAAGCTTGCCAGTCACCATGTGCAGAACCTCGTCTTCCAGCTCAATGACATGGTTGTCGGCCTGTTCTCAGGGCAAAAGCCATTGACCGTGTTCATGCAGCAGGGCACGCAGATCGGTCAGATCGGCATGCAGGCGGGTATGGGGATCGGCGGTATGGCCAGGGCACTGGTTGGCCTTGCTGCAAGTTCAGCAGCCGCCGCGCTCACCAATCCTTATTTGCTGGCCGCCGCCGCCGCGGCAGCGCTGGCGTTCGGCGCGTTCAAGATGTTCCAGTCCAGCGTCAAGCAGACCGGCGAACTCGACAAATATGCCCAGAGCCTCGGTCTCACCAAGAAGGAGATGGAGAAGCTCGGACCCGTCGGGATCACCGTCGGCGACACCATGAAGGGTCTCTGGAAGACCGTCTCGGACGGGCTCAACCTCGGCTCGGTATTCTCGACCCTGAAGGATTGGGCCGCCACCGCGTTCGATGCGATCATGCAGGTCGGCAAATACGCGATCGCCTTCATCTATGCAGGCTGGGTCGGCGGGTTCGGCGCGATCAAGATCCTCTGGGCCTCGCTACCTGGCGTCATCGGGGAAGCCGCAGTCGGCGCTGCCAACCTTGCGATCAGTGGCGTCGAGTTCATGGCGAACAAGGCCATCGCTGCGATCAACTGGCTGGTCGACCGGGTGAACCCGCTCCTCGACCGCGTTGGCCTCACCACTATTTCGCGCGTCGAGAGCGTTGCTATGCCGCGCATGGAAAACAGCTTCGCAGGTTCGACTGCGCGCATGGCAGGCCAGATTAGAAACGAATTCACGACTGCCTTTGGCGATGCCATCACTATGATGGACAGTTTCTCGGCCAAGTGGCGCGAGAACACCATTGCTGCCGCCAAGGCACGCCTTGCCGCCAAGGCGGCAGATATCAAAGGCGACAAGACCGACAAGACCACCAAGGGGCCCAAGACCACCGAGGCCGAAAAGGCGCTGAAGGCCGCGCAGGATTTTGCCCGCAATCTCGAGCTCGAGACCGCCAAGATTGGCAAGACCCCGATCGAGATCAAGCGCATGGAAGTGGCAATGGCCGCCCTGAAGGCGCCGACGGATGAAGCGCGCATCGCGATCCTGCAGGCGGGCGAAGCTTGGGAAAAGGCCACGAAAGCGCAGGCCGAGAAGGAGTTCATCAAGAATACAGTCGCGCCGCTTGAACTGCAGGTCGCAATGCTGGGTAAATCGACCAAGGCGCAGGAACTGGCGAACCTCGAGGCCGAGAAAGAGCAGATCGTCCTCGAGCGCGGCGCGGCTGCATGGGAGCGATACCGGGCTGCCAGGACCGCGCTCATCGAGCATGACTTTCAGGTGAAGAGCCAAGAACAGTTTCTGCAGAGCCTCGAGGACATGGTCTCGGCGACGCAGGCTGCTGCCAACAACATGGCCGATGCCTTCGGCTCGGTTGGCGGCGCGATTGGTGGCATCACGGTCGAGATCGCTCGTTTCGCTTCCGCCCAGGCGGCATCTGCCAAGCGGGTCGCGGACGCGGAGCGCGAATACGGCAAGACATCGTTCCAGTATGCAGATGCGCGTGCAGCGCAGGCCTCGGCCGAGATCAACCACTATGGCAACCTCGCCTCGGCCGCGAAGGGGTTCTTCGAGGAAGGCTCGGACGGCTACAAGGCGATGCTGGCGGCAGAGAAGGTCTTCCGCGCCTTCGAGCTGGCGATCGCGATCAAGAATGCTGCGGTGAAGGTCGGCCTAATCGGCGCGCAAACCGCCGCCAAGGTCACCAGCGATACCGCCATGGCCGCCTCCGACACCGCACGCGCCGGGGTCGAACAGGGCAACTCGATTATCACAACCGGCATCAAGGCGGTGGAGGCGGTGGTGAACGCTATCCGCTCGCTGCCGTTCCCGCTCAACATCGCAGCAGGTGCCGTCACGGCAGGTGTCATCGCTTCGCTGGGTGTTGCCATCTCCGGGGCCTTCGGCGGCTCTGCTAAGCTGCCCGTCACCAATGACGGCACCGGCACGGTGTTCGGCGACAGCACGGCGAAGTCGGAGAGTATTGCCAAGTCCATCGACCACCTGCGCGAGGTCGACACACTGACCATGCGGTATTCCGCCGCCATGCTGGCCTCGCTCAAGAACATCGAGGCCAATATCGGCGGACTCACCAATCTTATCATCCGAACGGGTGGCTTTGATACATCCGCAGCGGGGATCCAGACTGGGACCAAAGCGACCGGTATTCTTGGCGGCCTGACCTCGGCTCTCACCGGCGTATCGAACTTTGTCGGCGGCAAAACTGGGTCCATGATCGGGGCTGGTATTGGCCTTGCCATTGCCGGGCCCATCGGTGCGGCCATCGGGTTCCTCGGGGCAAAGCTGCTGGGCGGTCTCGGCAAGGTGCTGGGCAGCATCGTCAATGCGCTCTTTGGCACCAAGACCAGCATCATCGGCCAGGGCATATACGGCGGCGCGCAGTCGCTTGGCTCGATTGTCTCGGGCGGCTTTGATGCGAGCTATTACACCGACATCAAGAAGACGAAGAAGTTCTTCGGGATCAGCGTAGGCTCGAGCTACTCGACCCAATATGCCGCAGCGAGCGCGGAACTGGAGCAGCAGTTCAGCCTGATCTTTTCGGGCTTCTATGACGCCATCTCGGCTGCCGCCGGGCCCTTGGGAATGTCACTGGATGCGGTCCAGTCGCGGCTCGCTGGCTTTGTCGTCAACATCGGCAAGATTGATCTTAAGGGCCTGACCGGCGAGCAGATCCAGGAGAAGCTGACCGCCGTCTTCGGGGCTGCTGCCGACAGCATCGCGCGGGCAGCGATCCCGGGCCTCGAACAGTTCCAGAAGGTCGGCGAAGGCTATTTCGAGACGCTGGTTCGGGTCGCGTCCAGCATCGAGGCGGTGACCTCTTCGCTTTCCTTGCTCGGCACTTCGGTCGAGGGTCTGAGCCTCTCGGCCAAGATGAACCTCTTTGACCTGTTCGGCTCGGCGAGCGACATGGCGTCGGCGACCAGCGACTACTTCTCACTCTTCTACACCAAGGCTGAGCAGACCGCCGCGCTCACCGCCCAGATAAACCAGGTATTCGGCAGCCTCGGCCTGACGCTCCCCGACAGCATCGCGGGTTTCCGCGCGCTGGTCGATGCGCAGGACCTCACCACCGAGGCTGGGCGCGCGGCCTATGTCGCGCTGATCCAGCTTGCGCCTGCCTTTGCTGATCTCATTGGCGCTGCGCAGGATGCTGCCAGTGCAGCGGCCATTGTCGACGAGCGCCTTGGCCTCGAGCGCCAGCTGCTCGAACTGCAAGGCGACACAGCGGCCCTGCGCGCCCTCGAACTGGCCCAGCTCGACGAGAGCAACCGCGCCTTGCAGGAGCAGATCTGGGCGCTGCAGGACCAGCAGAAAGCCGCCGATGAAGCGGCAGCTGCTGCCGAAAAGCTGCGCTCGGCCTGGACGCAGATCACAGACGGCCTGCTCGCGGAAGTTGCCCGGATCCGCGGCAGCATGGATGGCGGCACCAGGACCTACGCTCAGGCGCTCTCCGAGTTCAACGCGGCGACGCTTGCGGCCCGAGCGGGGGACCAGGAGGCGGCCAAGTCGCTCCCCGGGCTCAGCCAGACCTTGCTCAATGCCGCCGCCGATGCGGCAACCTCCGCGCAGGATCTAGCCCGCATTCAGGGGCAGACGGCAGCCAGTCTCGAGCAGACCGTGGCGATCATCAACGCCATGTCCGGACTACCTGCCGAGACCGCGGCGACTGTGGCGGCTTCGACCAGCCCGAGCTGGTGGGAGCAGTTCGCGTCGACCCAGACGGCAACAGCGAGCACTTCGCCCAATGACAGCGCCACCGTGCTGATCGATGGGCTGGCATCGCTGAAACAGGAGCTCTCTGACCTGCGCGATGAGCAGCGCATCGCCTCTGCCACCATTGCGTCGGGCACCAGCAAGACCGCCCGTATCCTCGAACGGGTAACCCCGGACGGCGATGCGCTCGCGGTGAGGACCGCGGCATGAAGCTGATCCGGCCGACCACGCTGACTGATGCAATGCTGACCAGCAGCACGGCCCCGGAGAACGACTATGCGGCTTGGGGCCCAGGCACGGCCTATGCCGTCGGC